GGTCTGCCATTCTTGAGTGGATACAGCCTGCCGCTTTAGAGATTGCCAATAGTCCCTATAACAGGACACTGGAGAATGAAAAAAGAAAAGCAGGTGAGCGTGGGGTTTCTGAAGCTGGCATGTCAGGTCAGGTTGACAGTTTAAGAGAACGGTATGGTCTAGAAAGTTCTGCACAAGATTTATCCAGTTGGGGTACAAGAATGTACATGAATGAAATTTCCCTAGATGAATTAGAGGAGCAGTTCAAGCTGGAATCTCAGGCTTTGTATCCGAATAAACCTCTTGATGTTGATTGGAATACTTGGGCTAATCCTTATCAGACTGCATTTCAGGACGTTCTTGAAACATATAAACCTGATTTCAGAGATCCAACTTTACAGGAGTACTTAACTGGTGCTGAAGCTCCCAACCTGTATGAGTTTAAGAAGAAGCTGAGACAGGATTCTCGTTGGGAAGGTACTAAAAACGCTAAAGACACCTACTACAGGAATTTCAGTCTTGTAGGACAGAAGATGGGATTTATATAAAATGAGTTTTACCTTAACGAATGGTCAGCCTAACCCAATAGCACATCCGGGAAAACAGGGCTGGTGGGCTAACCTTTCCCCAGCAGAGAAGAAACAGTTTGTTGAAGAAAACCCTGATGTCCAGTATGCGACTCGTGATTCGACAGGGAAGGTTGTTCGTGCTGGAGATCCTTTAGCTGATCCTGAGTTTGTTGTACCTATGAGTGGTATGGCTCCTGAGACTATGGCTAAATGGGATCCTGTGGGGACAGCGGAATTACAGGCACAACAGAATCGTTTTCAGGTTTGGTTATCTCAAAATCCTACTTTGGCAGACGGCAAGGGAAGTTTCTCGGCTTGGCAGTTGTTTCACTCTAGTGAAAGGGTGTGGGGTCAAGGTTCAACAACGGACCCATTTACACCACCAAGTGGTGAAAATGTGGAGACAGGAGGATTTAATCCTTCACTTAGCAACCCTAACGATCAAGGTGGGGTTTACAATCAGAACCCATCTAATCAAGTTGCCGAAGGTTTAGTAGCTAAGATAGCAGCAGATTTTCCTTGGGCTTCAGAGTTTGGCTTCTTGGATATGATAAAAGATTTAGCTATCGAGAACGCTACTGCAGAACAAATCGTAGCTGAGTTACGAGCTTCTGAAGTTTACAAACAACAGTTCCCCGGCATGGCTGGATCTGGTGGTATAAGACGTTTTGACAATGAAGGTCAATATATATCTGCTCGCCGTAATCTAAGAAATGTTCTTATAGATTATGGTGCTTACGATCCTGCTACTGACTCCCCTATGGATTATGTGGCTTTCTTTGATGCTGGTATTGAATCTAATGAACTAGCCTCAAGGTTTGATTATTACAGGGCTCTTGAAGAAGGCTCTAGAGATCTTCGGGACGCTTTCTTTGTTTATGCAGGGATGGAAGTTTCAGTAGATGATTTGTTTCAAGCTACAGTTTCTCCACAGTTCAGGAATGAACTGGTGAATAATTACGATCAAAATGTTGCTTCGCAACCTTTGGATTATGCAACCTATATTGACAGGGCTCGTCAAGTCTCTACAAATGCTGTTGTAGAGACTCTGGAAAGAATGCAGGCAAGAGGAGATATGACAGGAACTGCCGTGTCTCGTGTATTGCAATTAGATCCAGAGTTTGGACAGCAACTCATGGCTTCTATATTCACTGGTGGAGGTTCAGCAGCAGATACCAGAACTATGCAGTTGCCAGAATTAACTAGAGCTTTTGAGTATGCAGTCATGGGATCAGCGGCTACACAAGCTGGCTTTGCTATTCCTGACAAGGCACGTTTAGAAGAGTTCCGTCAAGCTGGTATTGACTCAGCAAAATTGACTACTGCATATTCCAGACTAGGTGAAAAAGGTTCTGCTTTGAGCGGAATGTTGAACAGGGTTAATCGTGGTGCAGATTTTGGCAGAGAGCTTTTAGATCAGGAACTTTTAGGCAAAGGTAAAGAGATTCATTACGCTCAACAGGCAGAAAGAGCGCTTGGACAACGTGCTGGTGGGTTCCAAATGGGTCAAGAAGGCACAAGATTTACACAAACAGGTCGTTCTCTCTCGTATTAGTAAACACTTTTTGGGAGAGGTAGTGAACCATTCCTCGATGATTTACCTCGGAATCATTGAGCGTAGGTAACACCGAGCGTAGGAGAAGATCATGGATGATTACGATGACGATGAAGTCACCGAAGAGACAGGATCAACACTTCGGCGAAAGCTGGAGGAGACAATTAGTGAAAATAGGCAATTAACTGCTGAATTATCCAACCTAAAAGCCCAAGAGGTGATTGCAGAGAATGGATACAGCTTAGTTAAAGTCGATGATCTACTAGATGTCAACCTTAGTGAAATGACTGAAAAGGCAAGTCTGATCCAAGAGGAACGGACAAACCAACAGGTCGATCTTGCTAAGGACATGCTTGCTAGAAAAGGGTATGAAGGAGATGAGTTGGATAAGGCAGTCAATGACTTCCTTACTCCCACACAAACTCCTGCTAAACAAGACGTAGCGGCACATCAGAGAACTCGTACAGTCTCTGCGATAGGTGGCAATGCCACCCCAGTGAATGATACGACAGATTTAATGGGCTTAGATGCTATTGATGCAGCCCTCAGAGGCAAGCAGTAAACCTACTACTGACTACCTACTAAGGAGAAAAAATGGCTACAGGAAGCCTTTCGCTTCTTGAGGCAGCCAAATATGGTTCGACCACTCTTGGTCGTGGTGTTGTTTCAACACTAATCCAAGAGTCACCGATCCTTGAAATGCTCCCATTTACGAGCATTACTGGCAACGCCCTCAAGGTAAGCGTTGAGGATACCCTTCCAACCCCTGCTTTCCGTGATGTCAATGAATCTTACACTCGTTCACATGGAACTGACACCGAGCGTTTCTTCGGTTGCTCAATTCTTGGTGGCGAGGTATTCATAGATAATTACATTGTCCGAGTTCAGGCTGACCAAATATCAGCTAAAGCTCGTCAGTACTCAAAATTCGCTAAAGCGATGTCACGAGTATTCGACAAGTATTTCTTTGACGGCACAGGAACTGCAAAGGATTTCAAGGGTATCAACTCCCTCATTTCAGAGGGTCTAGGGCAGACAATAACAGCGGGCGCTAATGGTGCCACGTTGACATTGGACATGCTCGATCAAACATTCGACTCGTTGCGTTCGCAATCAAGTCCTGATGTTTTGTTGATGAACCGTGTCAATAGACGCAAGATCAACAGCTTGGCTCGTAGCACCTACTCAGGTGTGAGCCTTATTGACGTAGGAACAGACTCGTTCGGTAGACAAGTTAATATCTACAACGGTGTTCCTATCCGTATTGTTGGCGATGACGAAGGTGGCACAGCCATTCTTGGTCACGATGAGACTCAAGGTTCAAGTGCTGTTGCATCTTCTATTTATGCAATGGCTTTTGGAACAGATGAGAATGTCTACGGCATTCTTGGTCTCGGAGGATCATTCGATGTCGTAGATTTCGGCGAAACAGAGGCGGCTCCCGGTCACCTTGGTCGTGTTGAAGTCTATCCCGGCATCGTTGTAGCTAACAGTTTCTCGGTTTGCCGTCTAGCTGGCGTAACCGCTTAAGGAGGCTGATAATAATGGCACAAGCAACAAGAACAGTAGGACCCGGCACCATAATAAATGATGCCAATGCACCTACATTACAAGCCACAGGCAATGTATCTTCAGATACAACAGGCTCATGGGTTCAGGTTGATCGTCCTTGTGACGTTCAAGTTGAAATGGCTCTTGGAACCATCGGAGGATCTGTAACAGGATTCGATGTTGAGATTCAAGGTGCTGATGACTCAAGCGGAACAAACACCGTTTCTTACGGACGTTTTGACACTGTTGCTCACACTGATGATGACACAACACGCCGTATGGCAGCCCATGTGTACAAGCCGTACATGAGGGCAGTTATGGACCACTCAGGTTCAGGCAACGTGGGTGTGACTATCAAAGTCCGCACCACCCATAATCAGGTAACTGATTCAACTACCGCTTAGGCGGTCCACCATAGGCTAGGGGCATCCGACTTAGGTCGGGTGTCCCAAGCTGATGGGTGGATATAGGAAAGGTTTATATGTCATCAGACACATTAAACAGCAAGACATGGAATGTTCTTGCGACAGTAGATAAATGGGAGAAGGAAGAGGACTTTCTTGCAGGTAAACCTGCAGATGATGTTACCTCTCTTGAAGATAACCTCCTTCTAAATGAAGGCATTAACCTTCTCTTGGATCTTTTAATCGGAGCAGGTGGAACCGCTTTCAATAATGGAAATAGTTATATAGGCGTGGGAGACAGTAGTTCTTCCGCTGCAGCAGCACAAACAGGTTTGCAAGCTTCTTCTAATAAATCGTATAAGGCTATGGAATCCTCATACCCTTCTCGCTCTGGTCAAACAGTGACTTGGCGTTCAATTTGGGGATCAAGCGATGGTAACTTCGCTTGGAATGAATGGTCTATTGCTAATGGTAATTCCAATAGTTCAACGAACCTAAACAGAAAGGTAGCTTCTCTAGGAACAAAGGCTTCAGGGTCAAGTTGGACACTAACAGTAACAATAACGGTGTCCTAATATGGCTACTAATTATCCTTCATCTCTTGACACCTCTACTCAACAGCCGTCACCGTCAGCTACTACAGAGATGGATGATGCCGGCTTTTTACATGACGAAGTTCACACAAATGCTTCTGGCGCTATTATTGCGTTGGAAACGAAACTTGGTGTCGGAGCTACAACGGCTGCCGGGGCTTCGACTAACGAAGTCCTTGTAAAGCAAGCTGATGGAGACACTGAATGGGCTTCTGTTCCTTCTAGTACTCCTACAGTAATTACGGTAGCTGACACTACTGACACTTCGTGTTCAGTAGCTTTGTTTGAATCAGCTACAGGTGACCTTGCTCCTAAAACAGATGGTGGTGCCACATATAATGCTGCCACTGGGGTTTTAACAGCGACAGGGTTTGCTGGAGCGCTTACTGGTAATGTTACTGGTAATGCTTCAGGTTCGGCTGGTTCCTGTACAGGTAACTCTGCCACAGCCACAAACAGTACTACAGTCACTGTTGCTGATACCACTAACACCTCATGTAATGTGGCTCTCTTTGAATCAGCTACAGGTTCACTAGGAGCTAAGACTGATGGAGGTATAACTTACAACGCTGGCACTGGAACATTAACCGCTACAGCTTTAGCTGGTGCTTTGACAGGTAATGTCACTGGCAACTGCTCTGGTACATCTGCAACTGTTACCGGAGCCGCTCAATCAGCTATTACTTCTGTTGGTACTCTTTCTGCTTTAACTGTTACTGGTGCTGTTACTGCTGGTAGTGTCGTGGCTCCTCTTGCTATAAATGCTCAGACAGGAACGACTTACACATTTGCAGACGGCGACCAAAGTAAGCTTGTTACAGCAAATAATGGTTCCGCTCAGACTTACACTGTTCCACCTAATTCAGGCTTTGCCTTCGCTGTTGGTACAGCTATCACAGTTATTGGTATAGGTGCTGGCAAAGTTACTATTGCTCAAGGGTCAGGTGTGACGATTAACAGTAAAGACTCCGAGAAGGCGATTGATGGGCAACACGCTTCTGTGACTTTAATTAAAACAGCTACAGATACTTGGCAACTTATCGGCGCTTTGCAGGCTTAACATGTCTTTCATACATGGTCTTTTAGGATCTTCCTCAAATGCAGGAGGTGGCATCCCACCTAGCGCTCCTCAGAATTTTCAGTTCAATCATGCACAGCAGGGCTTGTTGTCTACAGCAACAAAAGTGACTTGTAGCGCACCTGCCTCTGCAGGAACGATGCCGGTACAGGGCTACAAGTATTATCGTGATGGTAGTTTAATCGCCACGAACAGCGCTGGTACCAGTGCCGATAGGACGTATGTTCATACTGGGCTGACTACGAGTGCAACTTACTCTTACACAGTGACTGCTTTTTCAGCAGTAGGTGAGTCGCCTCATAGTGCTTCTATTTCTTTCAAGAATCCAGCGGCTGCAATGATTGGCACTACAGCTTCTAACAGATTCTTCACGGACGGCACAAGAAATGCAAGCAGTAACCGTCCCAATGTAGATGGCGATGGTTTCAAGGTTTTCCAAATTTACGCATCAGGTAATTGGTGGATTGACACAAACCCTGATTCAGCTCCCATCACTGTACTCATGGTTGGAGGAGGTGGGGGTGTGTACGCTCCGTGGAATCCAAAAGGTGGTGCAGGGGGTGGAGCGCTTTTCGTACTTGATGAAGTCACCAACCTTCAAGATTTAGGAACTGGCTCAAGTTACCCAAGGTCAGTAATCATTGGTGCTGGCGCTGCATACAACTCGTCTTACAGCGGTGGAATCACACAATGCTCAAACCTCTACTACAACGGAAGCAGTTGGGACACGATTTATTGTGGTGGTGGACAGACTGGCACTGCGAACATTCAATACGGCGGGGCAGGTACAGGTGCTGATATCAGCATAAATGCTTCAGCAGGTTACCACACAACAAACAAAGGCACAGGTCACCAAGTAACAAGCCCAACCACTTACAAAGGTGGCGATGGTGGAAACTCACATTCCAGCGGTGGTCAGAATCCATCTCTCGGATATCAGGCATCTGGCGGTGGAGGCGGTGGCGGTACGCCATCAGGAACCGCTGGGGGAGCCGGATATTCATACGCCTCAGGAGCTAATGGAGGTTCAGGTGGATGGGGATACTACTTTGATACCACAGGAAAT